AAGTTCCACAACTATTAACGGATATAGAGTACAACAATTAAGAACATCGGGCGGAGCGGCAACTGATTTACAAGTATTAACAAGTACCGCACAAACAATTTCTGGTACAAAAACATTCTCCGCGGCACCAACACTTGCTGGTGGTACTATGACAGGTGATTTAGATTTTGGAGATGATGTTGATGCTAATTTTGGAGCCAGCGACGATTTAAAAATTTATCATAATGGTAATAATAGTTTTATTAGTGATCAAGGAACTGGTGGTTTATATGTTTTAACTAATGATTTTAGGGTCAGGAATGCCGCAAATAATGAAGACATTCTTCGGGCAAGTCAAGATGGAGATGTAGAACTTTATTATAACGACGCTCTTAAATTTACGACAACAGGATTTGGTGTTACAATAGGTGGTGCAACTGCGATGGGAGTTACTTCTGATCCGTCAACCTTAGCCGATCATGCTCACATTTATGCTAAAGACGATTCAGCAAGTGCTGAAGTATATGTAAGAGATGAAGCAGGAAACGTTACAAAACTTTCACCGCACAATGAAAAAGGTGAATGGGAATATTTCTCTAGAAACGTTAATACAGGTAAAGTTGTAAGAGTTAATATGGAAGAAATGGTTAGAGATATTGAAAAATTAACAGGTAAAAAATATATTAAGGAGGAATAATGCCAAAAACGTATAGTCTATTAAAAGTTGAAGATGCAGATAGTGAAGGAAAAACAGTAACAGATAAAGATGCTGACTTTCACGAAAAGCAAAAATTTAGAAGAATTCAAATATCTAACACATCAACAAGTACAGATGCATTAACTTTACAAACTACTAACGACAATTCTGCAAGTGGACCTCTTTTGTCCTTAACTAGAATATCAGCCAATCCAGCAAAATCAGATATATTAGGAAAAATACAATTTAAAGGACAAAATTCAGATGGTACTACATTACGTTATGCAAGTATTGATGCAACTATAAGAAAAACAACTGCTGGTGAGGACCAATCTAAACTACAATTTACAGTAAGAACAGGCGGACAACATAAACCAGTTTTAATAATTCAAAATGATGGTGCTTTATTATTCATTGATAAACCATTAATATTCCAAAATAGTGGATATAAAAAAACTTTTGTAACTGGTAGTGCCACAGCAAAAAGACAAATAAGTTTTCCTGATCAAAGTGGTGAAGTAATGTTAAATGAATCAGGCAAAGTAATGGCAACTGATTTGCCTACAAGTGACCCAAGTAATACTGGACAACTTTGGAACGACGGCGGTACTGTAAAAATTAGTGCAGGATAATGAAATTTATTATTATATTAGTAACAGTGCTTGGCTTAACTTTCCTATTAGTTGCGTGTACTAGCGGAAATCATACTTTAACCTCTGTATGTTACAAAGAAAAATATAATACGTTACTATTGGATGGAGCCAGAACTGTTAAACAAATTGTAAAAGATGATTGCTATAAAAGACCCGAAATCCTACGTTGGCAATTTAAAAAAACTTATTAATAAACAGCATTTCCATAGAAAGATAAGACAACCATAGCAATTATAAAAAGTGCCATTAAAAAAATAACTATTTTTCTTATCATTGAATTGACTTTACTATTTTACACATATCTTCATTAAATTTTTTATCAATAACGTGACTTTGTACACCTTTTGTATAATTGTTTAAGAAATCATTAAAATTATTAATTAAAACTTTGTCTTCTATTAACTTGGGTATTAAATTTTTATTGTCAAAAATAAAATAATCATTAATATTATTTTTCACAGACAAATAATGCAATTTTTCAACAATTTTTTTGTAATGTTTTTCTAAATAATTTTCTTTAACAATTAACTCTTTATATCTTTTTTTAATTAGATCTATTTCTTTTTGATAAAAATTTTTACTAAACATAAAATTACTGTTACGTTCAATATCCGTGGGAAGTACATTAATTCTACCATATTTTTTATTAAATTTTAAAAACATTCTACTAAAAGTAGGCAACTGATGAATAACAAGCAATTTAGGTAATGTGTTCTGTTTCAAAAAATTTGAATATGATAACAACGATCTACCTACCGATGCTCCGATTACTGACAAATTTATTACAGGTATTCCTGTTTGTTTTTGAAGTAGTGCAGGCCAACTATTTTCTCTTTCTGCTTCATGCCATTTTTTATTGGCTATATCGTGTAAATCTTTGAAGTTAATTTTTTCTAATGAAAAATTATTTTTGTACCATTTTAAAATTTCAAATTGACGTTGTTTATCGTCTTTAAAAGTACCCAATAAGTGGTCGTTCATTTCGCAACCTGTTGAATGGGAGCAACCAGTTACAACAATTTTTTCATATGGCATTTTAAGTTATTAAATCTAAAATCGTTTGGAGTTTACCTTTAATTGCTTTATTATTGAGCGTATTTCGTAAACCTGCGTGTAAATTTTTAGGCCAACATTCAAAAGCTGTCCAACAATATCCTGAATGTTCTTTATTTAATTTTGGTATAAATTCTTTTTCTACAGCAATTACAAAAGTATTAAAATAAAATTTTTCATCATTTGATGTAAACATTTCTAAAGGAATAATTTTTTTAAATGTTGAAGTTTCTCCAACTTCTTCTAGAATTTCTCTTTTTAATCCTTCAAATGCTGATTCTGTATAACGTGCTCTACCACCTACTAACCCCCACATACCTCGAGTTTTAAAATCTGTTCTTTGTAATAAAAGAAACCGTTTAGTCAAAGTACTATAAAATAAAGCACCTGAACATATAATATTTTGTTGCATTTGTTATTATAACAATTTAACTTAAATTAATCAAGGAGTTGTTGCATCTGCACTAGGATTATAACCAGTATTTCCGCCACCATCTATTATAATAGACCATTTACCAGCAATATAAATTCCTTCATAAGATTTTACCCATTCCGTACCATTAAATCTATATTGAATTCCAGTATTAAGATTAGTAACATAGTGTTGTGTTGAATCTGGATTTGATGCGTCAAAAACTTTTAACCATTTGCTTTGAGAAGTACTATATTCAATAATATCACCGACTGAAGCAATTAATGTTCCCCAAGTTGAACTTTGTACTGTTGCAGTGGAATCACCTATCTCGTCTATAATCAAATATCTATCACCATTTGCTGGCGTTGGTGGAGCAAACGTTGTAGGATTAATAATTTTTAAAACCGACGTTAATGTATTTGCTGGAATAGTATCAGTATCAATATTAAACAATAATATAGTATCATCTAATGTTGTAGTTGCAATAGTACCAATTATTTCATTTCCTGTTGGTAGTGTTAATCTTATTTGAGATAATCCATTTGTAACTGTACCATATTGATCTAACAAAACTTTCCAGTTAACAGCAGGACCAAAAGTTTCAAATGGGTCAAAATTTGTTGGAGCATTGGCACCTGAATAATATCCTTCCCCGCCTGATGTAACATTTACACCAGTTGTACCTAATAATCTTAATTGATTTCCTGTAACTAATAATCCATAATTGTTTGGTGTTATAAAACTTTTTGAAATCATAGATCCATCAATTAATCCTTTTACAATTCCGCCATCATCATCATAAACACTCATAATAATTTTTTGTATAACACCCAATTTTGATACTTTAACAGGTGGAGATAACCATATAGGAATAGAAAATTGTAGTGTTGCAATATCAATTTCTGAATCTGCACCAACTGGAATAGTTCTTGAACTAAATGTTGTGCCTGTTAATTCAACATAACTTAAACTTGTCCAATCAATATAATTGTCTGTTTTTTGTATTTCAAAATCTGGATTAAAAAGATATAATATTTGTTCCATTATTTGTAATTTTTGATCTGTATTAGTTGTCCAAATATCAGCTGATACTTCTAATCTAAAAGGAGATGGCATTACTTTTTCGACTGTATAACCAGCACCTAATTGGTTATCATATTGTTTTGTAACTTCGTTATAATTTCGTTCTTTTAAATGTTGCTTTTGAATATGATAAGGATTTTGCATTCTATCTCTTTCATAATTTAATTCTCTTACATAACAAGCAATTCTTGGTGCATATTGTAATGCGTTTTCAGAATTATTTCTAATAATATTTGCAACTTGTCTAGTTGGATCTCCATATACAACTGGTACAGCTCTTAAAGTAACTGTATCATCTTTAGCTCTTCCCGTTTCCACAGAAAAATTACTCAAAATACGAATAAATTGAGTTATAAATTTTCTTATTTGTCCGTCGTAAAAATGTAACATTAATTGTCAGCCTTTGGTTTTAATGCGTCTGATAATGATTGCCGTTG